CGTCCAAGGCCAGGGCGGCCGAGGACAGTGAAGATTTCCAAAACTCGGTATCCGGTAGATCGTAAGGCCGCTCCGCTTAAGTGAACAGCATTACGACCGGTTCGGGGCTTTTCCGTTTCTGGGGACGGTTTTTCGGTCCTGCCAGGTTTGCGGCTCGGTTTGTAAGCTTTTGCCTAGTGTTGTGTAAGCGTTCGGTTCCTCGTGGCCGGGGACAGACGACACTCAAGGCTGTTTCCTTTAAGTATCTAATTGATTTAAAAGGGTATTTAAATGGATGAACGAAGTGTGACGGGTGCTGTCTGCCGCTTCGGATGAATTGCACTCGCTGGGGAAAACACTAATATCAGTCCTGTGTCGACGGACAGACACACCTGTCACGGACGATGGGGAAGGAAGGACATCGCAGGATGCGATTCATCAGGATGATGAAAAGGATCAAAGGGATTAGGGAAAAATGTGGGCGGGTCAAACCGCCCCTTTTTTTTGCCTGCGAATCGTGCCCACGCTCTGCTTGGGTATGCCTCTACGGGCGCTCTGAGTTCGATTCGGCCATCGGAAGCAAAAAGGCCCGCAAGGGGCCTTTTCGAAGAACGCGGATGATCAGCGTTCGAGGTCTGCGATCTTGCCTGGCTTGCCATCCCACTCTTCAGCGTCCGGCAGCGCATCTTTCTTCTCGGTGATGTTCGGCCAGATGTCCGCCAGTTCGGCGTTCAGCTCGATGAAGTTCTCCATGCCAGCCGGCACTTCGTCTTCCGAGAAAATGGCTTGTGCCGGGCATTCCGGTTCACACAGGGCGCAGTCGATGCACTCATCCGGGTGAATGACCAGAAAATTCGGCCCTTCGTAAAAGCAGTCCACCGGACAGACTTCTACGCAGTCGGTGTACTTGCACTTGATGCAGTTGTCGGTGACGACGAAGGTCATTTCTAATTCTCTCCTCAGGCGGCGGCAGCGGATCCCTCTTCACGGTGGGGTCGCCAGGCTTGGGAGCGGACCAGGCTAATAGTCCGCAGCATCCCAAACCGCGCGCGATTCTAACAGCTTGAACGCCCTTGCGTTAGATCCGTGTCTTCAATGCATAGAGTAAATCCAGTGCCCGGCGTGGTGTCAGGTCGTCCAGGTCGACTTTGGCCAGTTCGTCGAGCACCGGATGGGGCAGGCTGGCGAACAGGTCGCTTTGCTGCGGTACGGCCGGTTTGCCTTTGCTCGGGCGTGGTGTTTCATGGGGCAGGCTGGAGGTTTCCAGGCGGCTCAGGTGCTCGCGGGCGCGGCTGATCACCTCGGCTGGCACACCCGCCAGTTGCGCCACCGCCAGGCCGTAGCTCTGGCTGGCCGGACCGGGCAGCACATGGTGCAGGAACACGATGCGCTCGTTGTGCTCGGTGGCGTTGAGGTGGACGTTGGCCACCAGTGGCTGGCTTTCCGGCAGCACCGTCAGCTCGAAATAATGGGTAGCGAACAGCGTGTAGGCCCGTAAATGCGCCAGGCGTTCGGCCGCCGCCCAGGCCAGCGACAGGCCGTCGAAGGTACTGGTGCCGCGCCCGACCTCGTCCATCAGCACCAGGCTGCGCTCGGTGGCGTTGTGCAGGATGTTCGCGGTTTCGCTCATTTCCACCATGAAGGTGGAGCGTCCGCCGGCCAGGTCGTCACTGGAGCCGATCCGGGTGAATATCCGGTCGACCAGGGACAATTCGCAGCTGGCCGCTGGCACGAAGCTGCCAATGTGGGCCAGCAGCACGATCAGCGCAGTCTGGCGCATGTAGGTGGATTTACCGCCCATGTTCGGGCCGGTGATCACCAGCATGCGGGTGTTGTCGTCCAGGCTCAGGTCGTTGGCCACGAACGGGGTGGTCAGTACCTGCTCGACCACCGGGTGGCGACCCTGACTGATGCGCATGCACGGCTCGCTGACGAAGCGTGGGCAGTTAAGGTCCAGGTTCAGCGCGCGCTCGGCCAGGTTACTCAGCACGTCCAGTTCCGCCAAGGCCGCCGCGGTGTCCTGCAGGGGCGGCAGTTGGCTGATCAGGTCTTCGAGCAGTGCCTCGTAGAGCATCTTCTCACGGGCCAGGGCGCGGCTCTTGGCCGACAGTGCCTTGTCTTCGAAGGCCTTGAGTTCCGGGGTGATGAAGCGTTCGGCGCCTTTGAGGGTCTGGCGACGAACGTAGTCGGCCGGTGCTTGCTCGGCCTGCTTGCTCGGCAGTTCGATGAAGTAGCCGTGGATGCGGTTGTAGCCGACCTTGAGGTTACTCAGGCCGGTGCGGGCTTTTTCCCGGGCTTCGAGGTCGATCAGGAACTGGCCGGCGTTTTCGCTAAGGGCTTGCAGCTCGTCGAGCTCGGCGTCATAGCCGGTTTTCAGCACGCCACCGTCACGGATCACGGCGGGCGGGTTGTCGATGATGGCTTTTTCCAGCAGCGCGGCCAGGTCCGGGTACGTGCTGGTGATACGCGCCAGTTGTTGCAGGTGCGGGGCTTCGAGGTCGGTCATCGCCACCTGGAGTTCCGGCAGCGCGCCAAGGGCATCGCGCAGGCGTGCCAGATCTCGCGGACGGGCGTTGCGCAGGCCGATCCGCGCGAGGATCCGCTCGATGTCACCGATTTCCTTGAGCTGCGGCTGCAGCTGCTCGAAGCGATAACGATCCAGCAGACAAGTAATGGAGGATTGACGCGCCAGCAGCACGGTCAGGTCCCGCAGCGGCCGATTCAACCAGCGGGTCAGCAGGCGGCTGCCCATGGCGGTCTGGCAGCGATCGACCACCGATTGCAACGTGTTGTCGCGCCCGCCGGCCAGGTTGGTGTCCAGTTCCAGGTTGCGGCGGCTCGCGCCGTCCAGCACCACCGTGTCGTCCAGGCGCTCGTGGCGCAGGCTGCGCAAGTGGGGCAGGGTGGTGCGTTGGGTTTCCTTGGCATAGGCCAACAAGCAACCGGCGGCGCCGATGGCCAGGGTCAGGTTTTCGCAACCGAAGCCCTTGAGATCCTGGGTGGAAAACTGTTGGCAGAGACTTTTCAGCGCCGAGTCACGTTCGAAATCCCACGGCGCACGACGCCGAACGCCACGGCGTTTTTCCGCCGGCAAGTCCTTGGGCCAATCGTCGGGAATCAACAGCTCCACCGGGTTGACCCGCTCCAGCTCCGCCAGCAGGTTCTCCCAACCCTTGATCTCCAGCACTGAGAAATTGCCACTGGTGATGTCCAGCACTGCCAGGCCGAACAGGCGCTCGTCCCCCAGCACGGCGGCGATCAGGTTGTCCCGGCGTTCATCCAGCAATGCCTCATCACTGACCGTACCCGGCGTGATGATGCGCACCACCTGCCTTTCCACCGGCCCCTTGCTGGTGGCCGGGTCACCGACCTGCTCGCAGATCACCACCGACTCACCGAGCTTGACCAGTTTCGCCAGGTAACCTTCCGCCGCATGGTAAGGAATCCCACACATCGGAATCGCCATGCCCGCCGACTGCCCACGCGCCGTCAGGGTGATGTCCAAGAGCTTGGCGGCCTTCTTCGCATCCTCATAGAAGATTTCGTAGAAGTCGCCCATGCGATAGAACATCAGCTGATCGGGGTGCTGATTCTTCAGGCGCCAGTACTGCTGCATCATCGGCGTGTGGGAGGACAGATCGTTCACGGCTGTATTCATCGGTGTCAGGCAAACTCATCGAAAGGTATGGGGCAAAAGGAGGGGCATCGGCCCGGCTTTTCCGCGATGGGCGCAAGGTTAACATGGGGGGGCTGGTGCGACCCAGATGGAGTGGCTCCAATGGAGCTTTGAACGGTAGCCCTTGATTGCCGGCGCTAAAAAGCCAACATATGGCTGATGTCGGTCGGATAAGCCGCGAGGTAACCCTGTGGGAGCGAGCCTGCTCGCGATAGCGGCGTGTCAGGCAACGTATCTGCCGACTGTTGCGCCGCCATCGCGAGCAGGCTCGCTCCCACATGGGGTCATACGTTGATGAATGCGTTACCTCGGCTCAACCACATCCAACGCCCGATTCGCCAGCAACTGGCCCAACTCAATCATCTGCTGGACCCCCAACGCGATATGCCGCCGCGAGCCCTCCAGATCGAACGCCAGGTCACTGACCATCGCATTGGCCGAGGCCAGGGTTTCGCTGAGGTTGGCGAGCAGGCATTCGGCGTCGACGTCAGGGGCGATGATGAAAAGGGTGTCGAACGTGTCGGTTGTGTCTTTGTCGGTTTTCGGCTTGAGGTAATAGTCCAAGGCTCGGGTGGCGGCTTCGTCGAGCTCCTTGGCTTTGGCTGATTGGGAGCGGGATGTGGAATTGTCTGTGGATGGGGGATTCGGAGTGTGCTTGATCATGCTTCTGGATCCTTGAAGTTGAGCCACTACTCACTCGCGACTAAACGAGGGGGTGGCAGCTGTACGCAGGTTAGTCGACCGGGGATCCAAGGAACCGGCGCGCCCGAGGGCGCCCTGCGCACAGCCACCATCAGGTGCAGGCATAGGATTACCTGACTGAATGGAGCAGTGAGCACCTTGGAGTACCGAGCGACTAAACCCGATCACTGATGGGCAGTGACGAGAACAAAAGTACCGATGGGATCCAAGGTGAACAAGCCGGCGGATTCTGGCGCAGTCGTAGGCAGAGACGCAAGGCGATGTAGCCTGGTGTCGCACATTTGAAGGACGCGAATCGAGGAATTTCCCACAACGTTGTAGGGGAAATTCCCTCGCCACAATGGACTGAACAAGCTGTATCCCATATTTATGCAAAACAGCATTTGTCTTCTGCAAAAAGAACAAGCATCATGCGCGTTATGCAAAAACGCAACGTTTCTACGGTATTAAGAGCATTGCTCGATCAGCACGGGATCTCCCCCACGGAGCTTCACCGGCGTACCGGCGTGCCTCAATCCACCCTCTCGCGGATTCTCAGCGGCAAGATCGTCGACCCTTCGGATAAACACATCTCGAAGATTGCCGAGTACTTTGCCGTGAGCACCGACCAGTTGCGCGGGCGCGCCGATGTTGCGCCTGCCGGCAACAGCCGCCGCGACGAGCCACATTCCGAGCTCAAGGACATAAGCCTGTGGGACGACGATACCCCCGTCGAAGAAGACGAGGTATCGGTCCCTTTTCTGCGTGAGGTTGAATTGGCTGCTGGATCAGGAAGATTCGTCATCGAGGAGAGCGAGCGCTCCAGCCTGCGTTTTGGCAAGCGCAGCCTGCGTCATAACGGCGTGCAGTTCGACCAGGCCAAATGCGTAACGGTGCGTGGCAACAGCATGTTGCCGGTGCTGCGCGACGGGGCCACGGTCGGGGTGAACGCGGGCAAATGCGGGATCGGCGACATTGTCGACGGTGACCTCTATGCCATCAATCACAACGGCCAGTTGCGGGTGAAGCAACTTTACCGCCTGCCCACCGGCATCCGCCTGCGCAGCTTCAACCGCGATGAACATCCGGACGAAGACTACAGCTTCCAGGAAATGCAGGATGAACAGATCGTCATCCTCGGTCATGTCTTCTGGTGGGGCATGTACGCCCGCTAACCCTTCCGCTGTCAGATAAAACCCGCCGATGTGCGGGTTTTTTTCGCCCTCGAAAAGGGCGCCCTCCCTCGTCCCTGCTGGGCGCGAATGCGCTGGTGCATTTTCTGTGCATAAATAAATGCATTTACGCATTGACTGGATATGCATACATGCATATTCTGTGTCCAAGCCGCTCGACAAAGTGGCTGGCAACAACCGCTCTTTAGTTTCATCAACAGGCAGCGATGAACCGGCCTTAACGGTTCAGAGGGTTGGCAACTGGCCCGGGTGTGCAGCGTAAAGCACCAGAAGCAGTTATCCGGCGGGCAGGGACCGCGGCCGGAGGAACAATTTGAATGGATCCGTACCGCGCCAGTCGCGCCGAAAGATCAAGCGCATTACTGAAAAGCCTGGGCGACCGGGCTTTTTGGAATGCCTGCGCCGTGAGGCGCTTCAAATCATTACCGCCGCCAATGGAGGGCTTTCAAATGCTGAAGGATTTCAGATGCGGTCGCTGCAAACGACTTCTGGCCCGCATGGGCGAGAACACCGAACTCCAGATCAAGTGTTCCCGATGCGGGACGTTGAATCATGTGAAGGCCCTTGAGCCTCGAGTGAACGCCATGGAGCGAACAACGTGCGGAATAGGCCGCACGACCAGTACTCAATGACATCCGTCGAGGTAACTACAAATGAAACTATCCAACAAGCTTTTACTGACGATTGCATTCCTGTCGTCCTTCGTCACGCTGAGTAGCCGCGCTGATACAGCCCTGTCCTGGAATCTGGCCAGGGACATGTATTTGATGACCGAACAGGCTCCGGCCGGTTCGCCGTGGTCGTTCATGCAGAACAAGACCGCGGTAAACGCTTCGGCCAACTACACGCTCTTACCTACGTTCCACGCTGAGGAATGTAACGGTAAGCCATCCACCTGCTGGCGGGACGACGTCACCGGCGCTTATGTCGCCATCCCCAAACAGACCTTCACTTTCACGGGTTCCGGTACGAGTTTCGTGTTCAAGCAGGGCGATGTAGCCACGCATCCAGGGGCAGCCAGCCAGAGCATCATCCGTTGGGCCAGCCCCGTTTCCGGCACCATCAATGTGCTCGGGCGTGTCAATGATCTGCACAACGCATGTGGGGATGGCATCGCCTGGTCGCTCAACCTGGGTGACACAGTGCTCCAGTCCGGGAGCCTGGCAAATGGCGGGAGTACTACCTTCCTGCTGAACGGTGTGGCGGTCACCCCGACATCTTCGCTCTACCTGGTCATCGACAAGAAATCCACCAACGCCTGCGACTCCACCAGCCTGGACATGCTCATTACCCGTTGAGGGTGACTGGGTCTTGCACCAATTGCTATTCAACCTGAATGGCTCAGGGCGGTATTTGCGTCCTGAGCTTTCAAATCCAATCCCCCAGGAGACGTGAATGACAAACGAGCAACAAGCGTTGCTGGACATGCCGATCTGGCTGGTCATCCTGCTCGCCCTGGTGGGCGGGGTGTCCGGCGAGATGTGGCGTGCGGATAAGGAGGGTGCCCGTGGCTGGCCTTTGTTGCGGCGCGTGGTCCTGCGCTCCGGCGCCTGTGTGGTCTGCGGCGTCTCGGCCACCATGCTGCTGTATGCCCTCGGCATGTCGATCTGGAGTGCTTGCGCCCTGGGTTGCCTGACCGCCATGGCCGGTGCCGATGTGGCCATCGGTCTCTACGAACGCTGGGTCGCCAAGCGGATTGGCGTTTGTGAAGTGCCACCGCCGGATTCCCGTCCCGACCAACAGTGAGCCGGTGCCGCCGATCCACAGGAAAGAGGCCATCCAATGCCCACTCTCATCGAAAAACCCTCGCAGCTGTTTACCGCCATTGCCGAGACGCTGCGTACCACCTTGCCCGGCTTGAAGGTCGGGAGTCTCCAGGACTTTGATGACACCGGCGATCTGCCTTGGGTCTTGATCGCCATCGAACGTGATACGTCAGGTAACCGGGCCAATGACGGGCGTATCGCCCATGTCCTGACGTTTTCCATGCAAGTCGTTTCGCCCAGCACGGGGTTGACGGCCTGCGATCTGGCCTGTGAGTTGAAACGCCTGATCGTCGACAACCGCTGGAACCTGTCAGCCGAGCAGTGCAGTCGGCCCACGGATATCGAGGGCGTTGCCTCCGTGTTCAGCGGCGGGACACGGCCGTACACCGCCTGGACTCTCTCATTCACACAAACCCTGTACCTCGGTCCGACGCTGCTGGAGGACCCACTGGGCATTCCGAAATTCGCCCGGACCTGGGAAGTGTCGAACATCGACGACCCGGACCAATACACCGCACTGGAGGGCTGAACCATGTTCGATGCACTTCTACGCCTGCATCTGGGGCCGATCATCGAGCGTTTGGCCGGGATGGAAACCGAGCTCGAAGACTTGTACCGGCGCGCAGACAATCTCTGTCGCATCGGCGTCTGCCAGGAAGTTGATGCCGCCACCAACACCTGCAAGGTCGCCCATGGAGAGTTGCTGACCCCGGCGATCCGCTTTTTCAACCCGAGTGCCGGCGCCCAGAGCGAGTCGCGGATTCCCTCCGTGGGCGAGCAATGCCTGCTGCTGAACCATGGCGGCGGTGATGGCGGCGGGCAGTCGGTGGCGTTGTTCGGCCTCAACGGCGGTCAGTTTCCTCCCGTCTCGACACAGGCAACGCTGACCCGTCGCCTTTACCCGGACGGTTCGGAAAATGGCTACGACCACGCCAGTCATGTCCTGCACTGGAAAAACGGCCCGGCGACATTCACCGGTTCCCGTGAATCCCTCGAATTGACTATCGGCCCGTCGCGGCTGGCGATGACAGCTGAGGCCATCGACCTGCAACTGGGTGCCGTCGGCATCCGGCTCGACGCTTCCGGTGTGCACCTGAGCGGCCCGTTGGTGGATCACCAGGGGCGTGTCATCAGCACCGCATAAAGAGTTTTCCCATGATTGGAATCGACAGAAATACCGGCGCCACCGTGGATGACTGGCCGCAGTTCGTCCAGCGCGCCACCCGGGCGCTCACCACACCGTTGGGCACCCGTCAGAAACGTCCTTTGTATGGCTGTGCACTCACGCAACTGCTAGGGCAGAACCTCGGCGATGACCTGCTGATTCTTGCCCAGAGCCATGCAGCCCAAGCCTTCTACAACCCCCACAACGGCATCGGCGACTTCGAGCCGCAAGTCATCGTCGCCAGCCGCCAAGGCGCCGGATTGTTGCTGCGCTTCGCCGGCACCTGGAAAAACCGCAAACAGACTTTCGAGGTGGTGACATGAGCATGTTGATACCCGGCCAGAACCAATTGGCTGAACCGGCCATTGTCACCGTCGACGCGTTCGAGGATCTGCTGGCCGAGTTCAAGACTTTCGTGGTCGAGTACGTCGGTGCACGCTCCCCCGACAGCGCGGCCAGGCTTGCGGTCAGCCTGGAAAACGAAAGCGAGTTGCTGACCCTGGCCCTCGAGGCCTTTTGCGTGCGCCTGCAAACCCACGAACGCAAATACAACGCCCGGATCAAGCAGATGCTGGCCTGGTGGGCCACTGGCAGTAACCTCGATGCCCGCCTGGCCGATATGGGACTCGAACGCCAGTTGCTCGACCCGGGCGATCCGGCGGCGTTCCCACCCATCGCCCCGGTCTACGAGAGCGACGATGACTCCCGATTGCGTTACTACCTGGCGCCCCATGCTCCGGCGGCCGGTTCGCGCATGCAGTATCGCCGCGAGGTTTTCACCCTCGGCGAGCGGCCTGCCGTGAAGGTGGAAAACGCTGCGGCGGGCGTGGTGACGGTCACCTACACCTTCGACCTGGACGGTCACGCCGCGCAGGTCAAGGACGGCAACGGACGCCGCACGGCACCGGGCGAGGTCACCGTCACTGTGCTTTCCCGAGAGGGTGACGGTACACCGTCCGAGGCATTGCTCGAGGGTGTTCGCCAACATTTCGCCCGGCCCGATGTGCGCCCGGAAACGGATCTGGTGATCGTTCAGGCTGCGCAGATCAAACCTTACAAGATCCGTGTCGTGGCGAAGATCAATCCAGGTCCTGACTCGGGCTTGACCCAAGCGGCTGCGCAACGGCAATTGCAGGAATACGCCGAGGCGTGCCATCGCCTGGAAGGCCGGGTGGACCCAAGCTGGATCGACTACACATTGCACAGCGCCGGTGCGGTTCGGCTCGAGATTCTCGAACCGTTGGCGCCGATCGTGACAACGGCTTTCCAGGCGCCGTACTGCACGGGTGTCGAGGTCGAGGTGGACACGTTATGAGTGACGACGCCCCGACCCCAAGCCTGCTGCCGGTCAACAGTTCGGCGCTGGAAAGGGCCCTGGATATCGGTTTTGCCCGGCTGCTCGAACGTATCGATCCGCCGTTTCCCGAGCTGATGAACCCGACTGCCACGCCCGTGGCGTTCCTGCCGTATCTCGCGGCGGATCGCGGGGTCAACGAGTGGAGCTCCGCAGCGCCCGAGGCTGAAAAACGCCTGACGGTTGAACTCGCCTGGCCCACCGCACGGCAGGCCGGGACGCGTAAGGCGTTGGAAAACGCGGCCAAGGGGTTGCAACTGACGCCCGAGGTCCGCGCCTGGCATGAGCAAACTCCCGTCGGTCAGCCTTACAGCTTTTCCGTCAGGGCATTCACCGAACAGCCTTACAACGAAGAAATCGACGCCCGTCTCGACCGTCGTCTGGCCGATGCCAAAAGCGAGCGTGACACCTTGACGGTGTCGGTCGGTTTGAGTGCATTCGGCCGACACGTCATCGGCGCGGCCACATTGTGCGGCGAGCTGACCACGGTTTATCCGATTGTCGTCGAAGGGCTGGAAGCCTCGGGCCAGGCCTTCATGACCGCCGGGCTCTACACCGTCGAAACATCCACCATTTATCCACAGGGGGCCTGAATGGCTGACTATTACACCCTGCTCACCGATGCAGGCATCGCCTACGAAACCGCCTGCAAGGCAGCAGGCACACCCATCAAGCTCTCGCAGATTTCCGTCGGCGACGGCGGCGGCGCGGTCTACAACCCGGCCGCAACCGCCACGGCGCTCAAGCGCGAAGTCTGGCGCGGACCGCTCAATGCGCTGTTCCAGGATGAGAAGAATCCGAGTTGGCTGCTGGCCGAAGTCACCATCCCTTCTGACGTAGGTGGCTGGTATGTGCGAGAGGCCGGGATCTGGACGGATACCGGTATCCTTTACGCCATCGTCAAATACCCTGAGTCGTTCAAACCGGTGTTGGCGACTTCCGGTTCGGGGAAAGAGTTCTACATCCGCTCGATCTTCGAGACCAGCAATGCCGAGCTGGTGACGTTGCTGATCGACGATACGGTGGTCAAGGCGACACGCGCCTGGGTTGCCAGCTACGTCGCCGACGAACTGGCCAAGCTCGACAGGAAACAGTCGGTGCGGGTAGCGACCACGGCCAACATTATCTTGAGCGGTGCGCAGACCATTGATGGGGTCGCGGTCGTTGCCGGGGATCGAGTCCTGGTGAAATCCCAGACCCTGGCGAAAGACAATGGCATCTATGTCGCCGCGAATGGGGCGTGGGTGCGAGCCAAGGATGCTGATGCGAGTGTCGACGTGACCTCGGGATTGACTGTGCCGGTGGAAGAGGGCGCGACCCTTGCCAATACGTTCTGGCAGTTGATCACTGACGGTGTGATCGTGTTGGGTGCCACGGCGCTGACGTTCCAGAACGTGACGCAAGGCTTTGCGCCTCTTAACTCGCCAGCGTTGATCAATCCAACGGCAACGACGCCGCCCCAGTTCGATAGCAGTACGCGTGTACAGACCACGGCTTTCGCCAAGCGAATGGGCGTCGAGTATTCAAGCTTCAGCAGCTATTCGGTGAATACTTCGCTTACGGCGGCGCATGTAGGCGGCTTGCACAGCTTTTCCAATGCAGCGCTGATCACCGCCGTTCTGCCCTCCACCACAGGTGTCGCTCAGGCTGCGACCATCACGCTTGTCTGTGCGGGCGCCGGTGGCCTGACGATCCAGGCAGCGGCAGGTGATGTGGTTTTCACCAGCAACGGCGTGACGGGCTCGCTCACGTTGGGTTTGGGAGATACGGCGGAGTTTGTCCGGCTCGATGCGCAGTGGCGGTTGATCGGTGGGACGATGGCGCTCAAATATGGCGCTGTGATGTCTGGTCCTAACTGGATAACCCAAGCACAGTTCGACAAGAGCAAGGCGTTCGCAACGACTGAATTCGTCAAGCGCATGGGGCTCGAACTGTCGAACTTCGATTCGCTCAGTACCAGTACGGTTCTGGGAGTAGGAAATGTGGGGGGGGTCGTCAGTGCATCATCCGATACGGCTATCACCGTAACCTTGCCGCCTGCAGCAATGGTGGCCCAAGGCGCCATGATTTTGGTGCTATGTGGTGGGACGGGGGCGGTCACGTTGATGGTTTCGTCCGGTGATGCCATGACGAACTCAAGCGGCAGCGCAATATCGATTGTGTTGGGGTTAGGTGATTCTGCGCTGATGACCAGAGTGTCTGGGGAGTGGCGCTTGATCAGTGGGACAGCGGCTATGCGGTACTCGGCTAAGTTTGCTGCAATTTTCGGAGACTCCGCCCATCAAGTCTTGCCAAGCGGATGGACATTCAAAATTGGACATGCATCGACGAACGTCTCGACAGGAACTGTGCCTGTTACTTTTCCCGTCGCGTTCCCCAACGCCTGTATGTATGTGGGGGCCATCTATGCCGGAGGTAGTTCGGCGACGAATCCGTCTCTTTGCCAGGCCGGAATACCGACCCGTACCGGTTTCACGGGCTACCTGACCAATATGGTTGGCAATAATGCTGCTGTTACCGTTGGCGGTTACAACTGGCTGGCCATCGGCTATTGAGGAACAAGTATGTTTGCTAAATGGATTGAAGAGGACGGTCGATTTGCCTTCGACTTAACCGACAACGGCGGCATCGAGATATCTGATGATGACCATGCAGCGCTCTTTGACTCGCAGTCGGGGACGAAGATCATTGGCAGAGGAACTGATGGTCGCCCGCAATTGCAAGACCCGCCGTTGCCGACGCGAGCTGAACTGTCACTTGTTGAGCGCGCATGGCGAAACAGTCAGCTTTCAATGACTGATGGTGTTGTAACGCGCCACCGGGATGAGTTGGAAGACGGGGCCGAAACCACACTTTCGGCCGAGCAGTACATTGAGCTGCAAGCGTATCGCCGGTCTCTACGCAACTGGCCCGAGGCCGGGGATTTTCCTTTGTTGGAGCACCGTCCGATCGCCCCGTCCTGGCTCCCCGAGCAACCCCAATAAACGCCCCGCACCGCCGGGGCGTTTTCTTATCCGACAAACCCTGAAAGCCCCTTCCCGAAAGGGGCTTTTTCGTATCTGGAGAAACCCAATGGCACTACGCCAAACCTACACCGTGCTCCTTCCATTCCCCACCGGCGGTGGGCACTGGTCGAGCGTCGGCCAGGAGCTTGAACTGCTCGACGTGGAGGCCAGTGCGTTGCGCAGCGCCGGTCGCCTGGAACTGAAGAAAAACGAGGCCGTTGAGCCGGCTTCTACACCCACCCCGGCCAAGAAGGCCGCCACCAAGAAGGCTGAATAACCATGGCTGAGGTTTTGAACTTCGAGCACAACGGCATTACCGTCAATGCCACCGAATCTCCCGAGGCCATGGGTGGCCTGGGGGACAACGTCATCGGGTTGGTCGGCACCGCGCCGAAGGCCGATCCGCTGATTCCGCGCAATGCCCCGTTCCGCATCAACAGTTTCACCACCCAGGCGTTGCTCGATCCGACCGGCACTGAGGCCGGTACGCTGTATCACGCGGTGTTCCAGATCCTCAAAGTGGTCAAGGTGCCGGTCTACGTGGTGATCGTCGAAGAGGGCGCCACCCCCGCCGATACGCAGAACAACGTCATCGGCGGCATCGAAGCGCAGACTGGTCGCAAGTTGGGCCTGGCGGCCCTGAGTGGCGTTGCTGAAGACCTGACCATCATCGGCGCGCCGGGCTTCACCGGCACCAAGGCGGTGGCCAGCGAGTTCGCCTCGTTCGGCAAGCGCATCAAGGCGCGTGTGGTGCTTGATGGCAAGGACGTCGCGGTTGCCGATCAAGTGACTTATAGCCAGGAGTTGGGCGGTGCCGACCTCGGTTTCGACCGTTGCCTGGTGGTGCACAACATGCCGGCGGTGTACTCCAAGGCCGCGAAGAAAAACGTCTTCCTGGCCCCATCGAGCCTGGCCATCGCCGCCCTCGCCAAGGTCAAGCAATGGGAGAGCCCGGGCAACCAGGTGACCTATGCCGAGGACGTTTCGCGGACCGTGGAATACAACATCCTCGACACCTCCACCGAAGGCGACCTGCTCAACCGCTACGGCGTCAGCTACTACGCCCGGACCATCCTCGGCGGCTTCTCGCTGCTGGGCAACCGCTCGGTCACCGGCAAGTTCATCAGCTACGTCGGCCTGGAAGATGCCATCAGCCGCAAGCTGGTGAAAGCCGGCCAGAAAGCCATGGCGAAGAACCTGACCAAGTCGTTCATGGACCAGGAGGTCAAGCGCATCAACGACTGGCTGCAAACCCTGGTGGCCGACGAAACCATCCCGGGCGGCAGCGTGTACCTGCACCCGGAACTCAACAGTGTCGAGAAGTACAAGAACGGCACCTGGTACGTGGTGATCGACTACGGCCGCTACGCGCCGAACGAACACATGATTTATCAACTCAACGCCCGCGATGAAATCATCGAGCAGTTCCTGGAGGACGTTCTCTAATGTTTACCAACCGCGTAAGACAGGCCATCGCGGCCACCCTGCAAGGCCTGCCGTTGTCGGCGACCGTGGAAGAGTTCACCCCGCCGAAGATCGAGTTCGACATGGAAGAAATGCGCGGCGGGCGCTTCATTACCGAGGAAATGGCCAAGGGCGGCAAGGCCCTCAACGCCAAGCTCAGCCTGCAAGGTGTCGGCCCGGAAATCATGCTGGCGCTGGGCGTCAGTGTCGGTGACGACATCCTGCTGAATGTGCGTGAAGCCGGCCAGGATCAGGACGGCAACACCTGGTTCACCTACCACACCGTCGGCGGCAAGCTGAAATCCCTGGAAGAGACCGCGCTGAAGATGGGCGAGAAGCCCAGGACCAATCTTGAGCTGTCGTGCCGTACCTACAACCGCCTGGAAAACGGCGTTCCAGTGATCGACATCGACGTGCGCACCCAGAAGTTCGTGCTCAACGGCGTCGACATTCTCGGCGATGCGCGCCGTGCGGTGCTGCTGCCTTGAACCTCAGTTGAACACAGTCCCTGTGGGAGCGGGCTTGCTCGCGAATGGGGCGTGTCAGCTGACATCAATGTCGCCTGACGCAGCGCCTTCGCGAGCAAGCCCGCTCCCACAAGGGGCCACATTCACCCAAGGAATTGATTCATGTCCTGGACGCCTCCCCAACACATTCTGTTGTCAGCCATCACCGGTGACGACGGATCGCAGATCCACCAACTGCAACTCAAACCCCTGTTCTACGCCGCGCAGAAAGACGCCCTGGCCCGTGCCGGCGACGACGAGGACGACCAGTTCTTCGAGCTGGCCAAATTGGCCACCGGCCTGTCGGTCAAAGAGCTGGATCAGCTCAAGCGACCGGATTACGTGAGCATCGCCCAGTACGTGCACGACATGTCGACCCGTCCGGCGTCGTACTTTCTCGAGCCTGCCACCGAGGCCGATCCCGACCAGGTGCAACTGCTGCAACCGCTCAGCGTGGCGGGCCGTAGCGTGACCTCGTTGACCCTGGAAATGCCAGCGCTGCGGGCCACCAAGGCGATGAAGAAACTGAAGACGGCAAAGGAACGCGCGGAGTTCATCACCGCCCATTGCACCGGCCTGATGCTGCCCGATCTGGACCTGCTGACCGTGCCCGACTGGACACAACTGCAGGTGCGTATCGACGATTTTTTAAACAAACCGGCGGACTTCTTTCGGAGCGCGACATCGAAGTGATCCTCGATGTCGTGCCGCTCATTTACCCGGTAAGTGAAGCGGAGATTCTGGAGTGGGACGCCGGCAAGGCATTGCGCCGTTACGACATCGCGATCACTCGCCTTGGCGTGAAACAGGAGTAGAGCGGGATGGCAGAGAGTAAGTATTCGCTGTCCGGTGCGGCCAGCATCGAGTTGCCGTCACTGGGCAGTGTGTCTGAAACGTCTGGGCTGAACCTGGCCCTGAGCACGGCCAGTCTCGACATCCGCCTGCTGGTGTCGGAGCAGGTCAAGTTGCGCGAAGCGCTGGCTTCGTTGAACGTCGCTCTGTCGACGCAGCAGTCGTTGCTCAAAGCCGGCGCATCGGTGTCGGCGTCAAATGAGTCGAAGTCCAAGCTCAAGGCCGAAGTTGACCAGCAGGCGCCACCGGGTCTGCTCAAGTCAGCGATGGCGACCGAGTTGGCGATGGTCGAGCTCAACCAGGTACTGAAGCTGGACACGGCCGCGTTGCAGCAGCTGTCGCAGGCCAACCTGAAAATGACCGCCGACAAACAGGTCGCGCCCAGCGGGGCCACGGCGGTCCAGTTGGTCCAGGTCGAACTGGCGGCAGCGAAGGCGGGCATCGGCGAGGGTTCCGATCCGGCCAAACGGCAGGACGAACTGCTGAACTTCACCCGTGACAGCGCAGTGATGGCGTCGGCGCTCAGCCTCGATGTCAAGGCCGCCAGCGAGATGTTGCTGGGGTGGCGCAGTGCGATGAACCTGGATCGGGGGCAACGTCAGACGCTGGCAGATGCCACCAACCACCTCGGCAACAGCGGCCTGAATGTCAAGGCGGCCGATATCGGCGCCGTGGTGCAGCGCAGTGGCGAGGCGGGCCTCGCCGCGGGGATGACCCCGGAACAGGTGGCGGCCCTCGCGGCGGCGTTCCTCAACAGCGGCGCGAGCAAGGCCGATGCCGGTGACGCGGCAAAAGGTTTCACTGCGGCATTGGCCCAGGGCAACGCGGCAACGCCTGAGCAACGCAAGGCCTGGGCCGAGCTGGACCCCAGGCTTGATCCTGCTCTGATCGCCAACGGCTTGCGCAACGACGCGGCGGGCACGATCAGCCAGGTGCTGGAAGCGCTCAAGCAGAAGCCTGCGCAAGAACGGCAAGCGCTGAGCAAGACCCTGTTTGGTGACAACACCGCGATTCTGGAACTGCTGAAGAAGCCGGAGGGTGTTCAGAAAGCGTTCACGTTGGTGTCCGAACGCACCCCCGATGGGGCGCTGCCGAAGTTCAACGGCTCGCTGGCGGCCACCGCCGAGGCGCTGGGGAACACGTCTCAAGGGCGCTTCAATGCGCTGGATGCCAGCAAGAACCGGATGCTCGCTGAGGGCGGCAATGCCTTGGCGCCGTTGACCGACGGCGTCATGGTATCGCTTGGCGCCCTGGCCGATGGCCTGAGCGAAGTGGCCCAGGCGCAACCGAAAGCGACCGCCGGATTGCTGGTGCTCGCCGGGGCCCTGGCATTGGCACGCGGCGCCGAGATCAAGGTCGCGATGGTTTCTGCCGTCACGGCGGCCGCGACGAAACTCCTGGCGCTGGCCGGTGCCAGGCAGATTACCGAGGGGCAAGACCTGACGGTCGATGCGCCGGAACAGCGCCGCAAGGGCAAGAAAACGACCCGTCGCGCCAGGCAAGGCAATGCCGCTAAGTCCGCTTCCATCCCGGTACCTTCCATGACGAGTGAGAGTCGTTTGCTGGGCGCCGCCCGGATGGGCTCGGCGGTCACCCGCCGTGCCGCGCCGCTGATGTTGCTCAGCGCTGGCTACGATGTCGCCAAAGGCCTGCAAGACGGCGATGACAAAGCAGTCGGCAGGGCATTGGGTTCTGCCGGTGGCGGACTTGCAGGCACCTACGCCGGTGCCGCTGCTGGCGCGATGATCGGCAGCGTGGTGCCCATCCTGGGAACTGCGGTGGGAGGCGTCATCGGTGGTTTGCTGGGGAGCATGGCGGGCAGTTGGGGCGGTGAGTGGCTGGGTGAAAAACTGGCCACGCCCGCCGACAAGCTCGACGCCCCGGAACAGGTCAGCAAAGACCTCACCAGCAGCCAGACCAGCACTCAACAAAACACCATGACCGCCAATATTTACATCAACGGTCAGGACCAGGCCAGCGCCAGCCAGTTGGCCAATCTGGTGGTGCAGCAGATTACCGGCCAGTTCGGCCTGACAACCATGCCCAACTCACTGGCCATGCGCAGTGACGCGGCCCTGACCGACGGAGGTACGTGATGCGTCAGCAAATGGCACTCGGCAGTTTCATTTTCGGGCTGTCGAGAAACTTCGCGTACCACTCGCTGGTACGCACCTCGGATGGCGGCTGGAAGAGCATCGACATTCTCACCAGCAAACCCAAGTCCAGCCAGGTCGGCCAAGGTCTGCAAGGGCTGACCATCACCGGCAAATCGATGTACGCGACCGCCATGGATCGGCTCGATGAGCTGCGGGCATTGCAAGCCCTGCGCGTGCCTGTGCCGTTGGTGGATGGTATCGGGCGCAACTGGGGGCTATGGCAGATCAACAAGGTGTCGGAAACCCAGACCGAGGTTATTGATGACGGCACGGCGATGGTGGTCGGCTGGGTGATTGAATTGACGGAGTTCGCCAATGCGTAGGGTTCGAAGTATCGCCGGTGACTCGGTGAATCTGTTGCTGTACCGCGAGCTTGAGTGTTGTGACGATGCCACCGAGCAAGCGCTCTGGCTGCTCAACCCCGGGCTGGCCGAATGGGGGCCGGTGCTGCCGGCGGGGGTGTGGGTTGCCTTGCCGGAGGTGGATCTGAAACCCGTTGCACCCGCACCGGTATCGGCTTGGGATTAAGGAGGCAACATGTCACTGGGTTTCACGCCAGCAGTGGAAATCTATGGTGCGAACGCGGCACTGCTCAACGAGCGCCTGCTCAGTTGGACCCACGTCGACGCGGCGGGGATCGAATCCGATCAGTTGACCCTGGTCATCAGCCTGGAAGGGCTTGAAGGGCTGCCCAGCCTCGGCGGAAAAATCGGCCTGCGGGTGGGCTACCTGGAGTCCGGCCTGGTGGACAAGGGCGAGTTCGTCATTACCCGGCGCACGCCGACGCTGTTTCCCCTGCGCTTGACGCTGGTGGCCATGGCGGCGCCATTCAGTGCGGCGGACCAGACCGGATTCAAGCAGCGCCGCTCCGTCAGCCATGGCCCGACGACCCTGGGCGCGCTGTTTCGTGAACTGACCGCCAGGCATGGTTTTTCGCCGCGTGTGGCGCCGGAGCTGTCGCTGATAAAAATCGAGCACATCGACCAGTCCAACGAAACCGATATGGGCTTCCTGACACGGTTGGCCCACCGGTATGACGCCATCGCTAAGCCGGTCAACCAATTGTATGTGCTGGCTCGACGCGGCCAGGCGAAGTCGCTGTCGGGCAAGGTTTTGCCGCAGATCAAGCTGTCGGTGACGACCAACAATCGTCCCGGCGATCAAGCGTTTATCTCAGCCGTCCTCGATGAGACCGCGCGGGCGAAATACCAGGGCTGCAAGAGTCGCTGGTGGGATGCGGCGGCGGGCAAGGTGCAGGTGGAGGAGAGTGGCATCGCGCCGTTCAAGATCCTTCGACAGCATTTCCAGAGCGCAGAAGACGCCCGCGCCGCCGCTGAAGGCGAAGTGCGCAGGCTGATGCGCGAAGCCCTCAAGGTCGCCATCGAGTGTCCGGGCAACCCGGGGTTGTCCGCCGAAGGCATCGTCCTGCTGGACCCGACCTGGCCGGATTTCATGCGCGGCCGCTGGTCGATCGACAAAGTCACCGCCACCGGTGACCGGGAAAAAAGCTATCGCTGCAAGATCGACGCAACCTGCCTGGATGCCAAGGCCTGACTCCCACCCTGGATCGCTGGCGACCACCGAATTTGGGAATGACGCAGGACCTGTGGGAGCGGGCTTGCTCGCGAATACGCCAGCACATCCGGCATCTATTTCGACTGAGCCACCACCATCGCGAGCAGGCTCGCTCCCACCCTGGATCGTTGGCGACCACAGCATTCGTGAATGACGCAGGACCTCTGTGGGAGCGAGCCTGCTCGCGAAGACGTCGGCACATCCAACATCTATCTCGACTGACCCACCGCCATCGCGAGCAGGCTCGCTCCCACCCTGGATCGCTGGCGACCACCGAATTTGGGAATGACGCAGGACCTGTGGGAGCGGGCTTGCTCGCGAATACGCCAGCACATCCGGCATCTATTTCGACTGAGCCACCACCATCGCGAGCAGGCTCGCTTGTATGGTAGGACTTGAAGGGAGGAGGAGGGACAAGGCTCGATTCTGACTGTTAGCCGCAGTACAGACCGTGGGAGATTTCATCCCTCCTCCTTTCACCCAAGCGCCGATAAAGAATGCATCTGGCCTAGACCGACGATAGGAACAAGCCTGCGCCTCTGGGTGAACCCTTCAAGTGTTCAAACCTTAGCCCGGAGGATTTTCAATGGCAATGCCCGTCGCCACCGCTCAGCCGATCGTAGGTGTGGATGTCGCCAAAGATGAGTTGGTGATTTATCACGCCCAATCCGATCGACTCGAAACGATCCCCAATACCAAAGCTGAGATTAAGAAGTGGCTCAAGGCATTGTCTGCGCCAGTGGATGTCGCCATCGAAGCCACCAATATCTATCACCAGGAATTCGCCGACCTGGCTTATGCGCAAGGCTGTGTGATCTACATGATCGGCGGTTACGAACTCAGTCATTACCGCAAAGGTGTGAAAGTTCGCGCTAAAACCGATGCGCTGG